TGGTTGCGGCTGGGGCGGTTGTCGAGCGTAAAGCTCGGGCTGGCGCGGCAATCGGCCTGCCTGGTGCCGGAAAGCGCGGTGATCAAACTGCTGCGCGCGGAAGGAGGTGCGGCATGACTGCGGCACAAAATGTGGTGCAATCCGGCGCGCTCAATGTGTGTGTGGCTGGGGCTGCCGGGATGGATTGTGTGGCGGGGGAAGTTTCGGCAATGGGCGCGGCGGTTTCGACGACGGCCGCTGGGCCGGATCGGGTGCCTGGCGCGGGTGCTGTGACGGCGTCAGCGGATGCGGAATCCGCTGTGCGTTTCGGTTTTACCTGCGTAAATGCGACCTTGACTGCGCCATGTCACACTTCTTGCCACACTTCGGCCGGGCAGGGTGCTGACCTGGGCGGCGCGGTGGCGGTGGTTTTGAACGAGGGGGGGCGGGGGTCGGTCGCGACGACGGCCGGCGTCCCTATAATCGGATTCGAGGTCACAGAAAATTTTGTCAATGTCCATGCCGCCGCGGCCACCGATGCAGGCCAGTTGCTGGCGCGCGAGATCCGCACCGGAGCCATCGTGCTGGTGCAGGTAGCGGCTGGGCTGGATTGCTCGACGCTTGCGCTTCCGGCTGTTTTGGCGTGCCGCAAAAAAAAGGGCGGCGCGCTGGTGTTTGAAGGACCGGTGCCGGAGTGGAAATGCCCGCAGTGCTGGCTTGCCCATCCGCGCGATTGCATGGAGCAGCCTTGTGGCTGGCAGGACAAACCCAAAAAAAAGGGGGGCGCGGCATGAGCACGGCCACCGTCAGCCTTTGGGACACCGCCCCGGCCACCGCGGCCGTGCGTGAGCGTCCCGTGCACGAGCTGCTGCACCAGCGCGCCAAACTGGACGAATGGAGCGAGCAGATCCGCGTCATCCGCGATTTGCTGCCCGATCCCGATGTGAGCCCAACCGAGCGCTTGGCGCTGAGCATGGAGCTCGCCGTCGCCAAATGCGGCGCCCTGGCCTGTGCCAACGCCATCACCGCCTGCGAGGAGCGCATGCGCCAGCAGCACGCCCGCATGCAGCGCACCCATGGTCATTTGCTTTGAATTTTCCCCATGAACGACAACGACTCCCCAACTGACTCCTCACCGCCTGAGTTCACCATTCAGGTGCTCCGGCACAAACCGAATGCGCAGACCCGCGTGCTTGAGCCTTGGCCCATGGCCACGATCAACATCACGCAGGCGGGCACCGTCTGCTTCTCTGGCGATGCCAGCAAAAGTTACGGCCCCATGCAGCAGGCTTTTGAGGCCACCGTCACCGCCTTTGCCCAGTCTGCGGCCAAGATCATCGAGCGGCAAATCATTGCCAAAGCCGACAAAACTCTATGAGCCATGAAACTCACCGCCTGGGTGCGCGAATCCGCCGCCAATCTCCGCGTCAAGCCGACCACGCTCTGGCGCACCCTGTATCGGCAACGGCTCCCGTGGCCGGCCATGATCAAAAAAAACCGGCGCGTGTTCGACGTGCTGGAGCCGCCGCTGTTCCCGTCGTGCGTGCCATCTGGCGTGATGCCACGGGCACGCGCGTCCGCCTCACCTACGTTACCCGCGGCACCGTCGATTACCAAAACCTCGACACCGGCGGCCATGGCGTCATGAGCCGCGCTTGGCTCGAGAAACACTTCACTCCCCTGCCCTGATGCACAAGTATTGGAGACACATCGGCGATTACGCCAAGGACACTCGGCACCTCTCCATCCTGGAGCACGGCGCTTTCACCCTCATGCTCGACTGGTGCTATGCCTCCGAAAAGCCGCTGCCCGAGGATGAAAAGGTGCTTTTCCGGCTCTGTGGAGCCTTCGACAAGGCCGAACAGAAGGCCGTGCTGGCCGTGCGTGACGAATTTTTCACCCGTGAGGAGTCCGGCTGGACACAGAAACGCGTGCTCGAAGAGATCGCCGACTTCCGCGACAAGCAGGCCAAAGCCAAGAAGGCAGCGGACGAAAGCTGGAAGAGCAGGCGCAATGCAGACGCAATGCAGACGCATTGCGAACGCATCCAAAATGCAGGGTCGGATGCAATGCCTCGCGCGCACGTTCCAACAACCAACAACCAACAACCAGCAACCAATCTACTCTTGCTCGCACCTCACGGTGCTGAGCCGACGGCCGAGGATCCCGAAGGCTCCGCCACAGCCACCCCAGAAGGTTCTGGCGAAAAAAAGAAAAGGGGGGCGGTGGTGGAAGACTTGGCCTGGGCACCGGACACGGGCTGGACGGGGTTCACGGACACGCTCATGGATGAGCTGGCGGGCGCTTACCCGGCCTGCGACATCCGGCGGCAGATGCTCGCCATGGAGCAGTGGCTGAAGGCCAACAAGGCCAAGGCCCGCAAGAGCAACTGGCGGAAGTTCGTCACCAACTGGCTCGCCAAGGAGCAGGATCGCGGTGGTGATCTGCGCGGCAAGACACCTTTCCAAGCCTTTTCGGATAGCTTTGGCGCGAAAAAAGAAGCGCCGCCGCTCACGGTGGAGATGCCACCGGACGGCTACGAGCAGGCCATGACCGCTCTTTGGGGCGATGGCTGGGAGGGCACCGTGCCCGGCTGGCCGCAAATGGTCGCCAGTGACAAGGCGCAGATCCGCCGCTGGCTCGCTCAGCATGGGAAGGAGGCCGCATGAGTGATCAACCTGCCAAAGACCGCGCCGTGACCACCGAGGAGCGGCTGGCCAAAATCAACCGCGCCCTTCCCTTCTCCGATGAGGCAGAGAAAGGGCTGCTGTCCTGCCTCATGCAAGATCCGGAACGCATTGCCGAAGTGCGCGCCAAGCTGCCGGCCGAGGCGTTTTACCACGCGGGCAACCGCACCTTGTTCGAGGTCATGCTGGAGATGCTGGATAAAAACCTGCCCGTCGAGCCGGTATCCCTGACGCACCGGCTGCGTGATCAGGAGAAGCTCGAGCGAGTGGGCGGCGCTGCGCACGTGAGCGAGCTTTACGATTTCACACCGATCGCCGCGCATTATCCGCATTACGTGCAGATCATGCGTGAGAAATGGGCGCTGCGGCAAACCATCCACGCCTGCGCCGAAAGCATCGACGAGTGCTTGCATCACGGCACCGAAACCAATGACGAAGACATTACGGCCGTGGTCGGTCGCGCGGAGAGCCGCGTGTTTGAATGCGTGCAGGCGCTGCAAGCCTCCGGCGAGTATTCCACCGGTCCCGTGCACGCGCGGCGCGGCGTCATTGATTGGGTTGAGCGCACGGAGCAAACCATCGCGAATCGTGGCAAGATCATGGGCCTCGAAACCGGCATCTTGGAGCTGGATCAAACCGTGCACGGCCTCGATGACGCGCAGGGTGAAATCGTCGTCATCGCGGGCCGTCCCGGCCAGGGCAAGACCGCTATGGCGACCACGCTCATCCACAACCTCGCCGTCGAGCGCAACGTGCCCGGCCTCGTGTTCTCCGCCGAAATGAGCAGCGTGCAGCTTTACGACCGCATCATTCTCGGCGGTGCCAGCATCGACACCAGCAAAGCCATCACCGGCATGTTCTCCCGCGCCGATCAGGACGCCATGCAGGGGAAGGTGCGCCAGGTGCAAACCGCGCCGTTGCTCATCTCCGACGGCTCCGCCATCTCCACCGCCGACATCCGCAGCCAGGTGCAAGTCGCCAAACGCCAGCACGGCATCCGCTGGATCGTCGTCGATCACCTGCACCTCATCAAAGCCGTCAGCAAGCGCGGCCTCAAAGACGAGCGCGAGGCGCTGGTCGAGGTCATGGAGACGCTGCAATTCGTCAAAAAGTTCTACAAGCTCACCGTGCTCCTCATGGTGCAGCTTAATCGGGAAACCGACCGCAACGCAGGCAAGCCGCCCGTGCTCGCCGATCTGAGCGGCAGCGCCGCCATTGAGTGGTATGCCGATCACGTGTGGATGCTGCATCGCGACCCGTATTTCTTCGGCTGGCACACGCTCAGCGAGGAGAAGAAGAAAGGCTGGGCCGATGCCGTCGAGCCGCGTCGCGAGCGCAACCCGCAATGCTGGAGCAGCGGCGGCAAATATGGCGAGGAAGACGGCGGCTGGCCCCGCGAGGACTACGAGCAGGACGCCAAAATCTACGTCCGCAAGAATCGCCGCGGCCCGACACCCGAGCTGCATGTGCGCTTCGAGGACTGGCGCACCTGGTTCAGCAGTCGCATGCCCAAGCTGAACAGCACCGACTGGCGCGACTGGCAATTCGGCAGCTACGCCGTGCCCAAGAAAGAACCCCGCAGCAAACCCTCCGGCAAATCCAAACGCACCGACGACGGCTGGGACGCCGATTTCAAAGATTGATTCACCCACAACCCACACACCGACACACACCATGACTGCCTCCGAAATCCAACACCGATTCACCGATCTCCTCGTCGAGCATTTGAAATGCCGCGCGGATGATGTGGTGGCAGATGCCATGCTCAACGATTTAGGCGCAGACTCGCTCGATAAAGTCGAAATCGTCATGTTTTGCGAGAGCGAATTTGGAATCGACATCTCAGACAACGCTGCTGCCAAAATGGAGACGGTGCTTGATTTCGTGAAGCACATCCACGCCGAGCTTAATCCCGCGCCGCCTCCTGTTCAGAAGTAACACGCCAAACAGCACACCGACACACACCATGCCCAACAAACTCAATGCCTACATCGACCTTGCCAAGCTGCAAGGTGCCTATCGTCTGCGCCTCAAAGGCAAAGACTGCATCGTGATCAACCTCGACGAAGCACGCGCCAAGCCTTCGCCCAAAAATGCGGAGCGGGTTTATCTCTCGCTTTCACTGGTGCCGAATCGCGATGGCAAAGACGATTTTGGAAACACCCACTGGATCTGCGAGCCCACAACAAAAGACGAACGCGAAAGCGCCAATCCGCCCAAGTTTCCGATTCTCGGCAATGCCCGCGAATATGACGACCACGGCGGCGGCCAGCGCACCGCCCGCCCCGCCGCAGGCTCGCCCGTGACCAGCGGCAGCGATGCGCCCATGACCGACGGCATGGAAGACGATGACATTCCGTTTTGAACCGTGAGGGAAATGCACGCCAAACGACCAGGATCAGGCAACCCTGGGGCATAACCACGAAAGACACTCACCAGCCTCAAATACATGACCGAAGAAACCGACTCTCAAACTCCGACAAACCGACCCACTGGGTTGCCTGCATCCGCTGGTTCTGCTTTCGTGGTCAAGCAGTTTGTTGAATGTCCAAACTGCGGCAAACTCTGGCTTTACGACGGTCACGCTGCTGATGTGTGCTGCGGCGGATGCAGCCACAACTTTTATGTGCCACCGGACGCAATGACTCGCCGCTTGCACGAATGCGAATCTGTCTTGCGCTCAGTGGTGAAAAACGTGCCAATCATGGCAGCGGGCTTTGGAGGCACCTTGCTGCACTCGAAGTGCGTCGCGCTAGTCGGTGAGCAGAACCGTCGAAAATCAGGCGACGGCGAGCGCCAAGCCTGATTTGCACGACAGATGATCTTCGAGCCGCGGCCTGCATTTTCTTTGTTCAGCATCAAAGTCCAAACATCAACCTTATCACATTATGACCCCCGAAAACTTTTGTTATTGGCTGCAAGGTTTGTTTGAGGTGCAAAACCCCCGAGCACTGACCGAAGCACAAACCGCCGTGGTGAAGGAACACCTTCAAACGGTATTCAATAAACGCACAAAGAAGACCGTCGAGCGCACTGAATCGCTCCCGGCTCAGTCGCCTCCAACGCGGGGTGGCCGCATATGCTGAACGGTAATTATCCCAACCGCCATTCCGCATAATACCCGCAAAACCGGAAACATCCCCATCACCCCATGATCTCACCCGACACCCAGCTTGTCATTGAGGCCCTGCATGCAGGGCAAGAGGCGCATCCGGTGATTGAGCCGTTGGCGCTGGATGAGTTGCTGGTGCTGGGCGAGGAAGGCGCGGCGGAGGCGGTGGCGGCGCGGGCGGATGCGATCCGCGAGATGGCGGAGCAACCGCTGGATCATGGGTGGGTGCCGCAGGATTGGTGGCTGTTCCTGCTGGAGCTGTGCCGGAAACGGCTGGAGCATCCAGGGCGCGTGCTCGAGGTGCTGGTGAGCGGCGGCATTCGTGCGGGCAAGACGCATGTGGCGGCCTCGCTGGCCGTGCAGCATTGGAAGCATGCGCAGAAGGCTACGGTGTTTTGCATGTCGAGGCGCGAGGAGGACTCGCAGAACCTTCAGCAGAAGCCCATCGAGTCCTTTTTGCCGCCCGAGGCGCTGGGCGGTGCGGCGGGCAAAATCAAGCAGGACAAGCACCAGAAGGCGAAGTTCAGCGGCGGCAAGTTTACCGACAACCAGTTCAGCCGCTATCTCATCGTCACCGGGGCCAATGGTGAGCGCTATACCGGCGGCGGCATGGTGCAGTTTCGTTTCTTCACACAGGAACTGGAGAGCTTCCGAGGCTACGCGCTTACCTTTGTGTGGTCGGACGAAGGCATTCCCGTCGATCACGTCAAGGCGCTGAAGGATCGTCTCGCGTCGCGAGCCATCGAAACGCAACGCGATGAGCACCGGAAGCAAATGCTCGCGCTCGAAAGCTACCTGGTGCCGCTGGCCGACGGCGTGCCCGGTGCCAAGCGGCCGCATGGCGAGCTGCTCGGGGCGCTCATGCACGGCGTGCATCTCATCACCTACACGCCCGAGGAAGGCTTCACGCCCACCGTGCGCTACTTTATGCAGGGAGCGGTGAAGCCCGACAAGTTTAAGGTCATCGCCCCCGAACTGGCAGCCAAGGGCGGCTGCAAAGATCCGCGTGTGCCGAAGATCGCGTATCCGCTGGAGCCCACGCGCCTCGTTTGCTACCTGCACACCGCCGCGAACAAATACGTCAACGTCTATCCGCAGCTCTCCAAGGACTACGCCGGAGCCGATGAGAAGACCATCCGCATCAAGCTCTACGGCGACGCCGAGGCCGCCAGCCGCAGCGAATTGGAGGCCGTGTGGAAACCGGAGCAGCACCTGTTCGATTGGAAGGAGATGCCGCGTGATGGCACGCTTTACGAGATCATCGACGGCGCGGAGGCCAAGCCGTTCTTCATTGGCTGGTTCATCGTCGATCCCATGGGCCGTTTCTGGCAGGCGCAGGAATGGCCGTGTGAAAGCATTGCCATCGACGACATGATGCCAGGCCCGTGGGCCGTGATGTCCGAAAAAGACCGCATGAACGGCGACGAAGGCCCGGCGCAGAAGCTGCGGCTCGGCTGGAACTTCGAGCAGTATGCCGAGCTCGTGTGGCAGATGCGGCATCGCCTGCTCGAGAAAATGAAGGAAACCGGCGGCGAGTGGCAGGGGCGCACGGTGTTGCATGTGCCGCGTGCGCGGAATGACGAAACCAGAATGGCCAATGAGGAAGGTATGCTGTGCGCCGAGCCATTCGAGACGTATGGCGACCCTCGCTGGAGCCAGTGGAAGAGCGGAGCCACCGGCGCGACCATTCAGCAGGAGTTTTACGACCTGCCCAATGGCTTCACCATCCTCGTGCCCGAGGGCGTGCGCGTGCAGGAAGGGCTCGCCCTCGTGCGAGATGCCTTTGCCACCACGATCCTGATGCAGCCCAAAGCCCGCGTGAACCGCGAATGCACCAACACCATCTTTGGCCTGCAAAACTTCACCATCCCCGACTACGCCGAGCAGACCAAACGCAAAGACGAAGCCTGCAAAGACCCCGTGGACGTGTGGCGCTACTTCTGCCTGGCGGGGCCGGAGCATGTGCCGCCTGCGGGGTTTGAGGTCGTCAGGGGAGGAAGTTATTGAGACAATCAGACCACCAAATAAACAGCACTACCTATGAAACCAACAGTCGAAATTGTTACTGCAACAAAACAACTCATCAAAGAGCTTCGCGCCCTTGATA